GCCTAAGCCTGATACTCTTATTCCTTATGCTGACCTTACTGAAGAAATTGTCCTTGGTTGGATAAAGTCAAAGCTAGATGCTGATAACGCTGGTACTGTAGCTGCAATTGAAGCTGCTGTAGAGAATGGCGTGAACGAACAGAAGACCCCAACTACAGGTGTCGGTAAACCTTGGTAGGATAAGAGTACCTACTGCTCCTGAACCTCTACCTCCCATGAGGATTGAGTTCAAACCACCTACAGCTCGGATACCATCATATAAACCAATGGTTATACCTCCGAGTGATTTGGAATCACCAGAGGGAGTAGAAGCTGAAGCAACAGAACAGCCAGAACCACCTAAATTACAAATACCTGTATTGGATATACAAATGCCAATACCTGAGACAGCAGTAGTTGTAACAGCAGTTACTACAGCAGTAGTAGCGGTTGCTACAACTTCTGTTACTCAAACTTTATTTGAACCAATTAAGAAAAAGGTTCAGAAATTCTTACAAAAGAAAATTGATAAATGGAAGGAAAACAGGAAGAAAAAAAAGGTCTCCTCGGTAAGTTAAAAGAAGCTGCTGAAGATAAAGAACATCAAATTGAAGTTCTTGGAACCTTTGTCAGATTAGGTGTAGTCGTTTGGTCGGGATTTATCATTACGATGAATTATGTTGAGTTACCAATGATAAAGAAAGCTGGAAACTCAGATATAACTTTCGTTGCGTCGGTATTTACTGGAGCACTTGCAACATTTGGTTTGACCACGGGTAACAAGAACAGCAATGGAAATAAACCTGTCAACTGTCCTATGGCTAAGAAAAAGGAAGAATGAAGAAATGGCTTTTACTCTTCCTACTGGCATCACCCACGGTAGCGAGAGCAGAATTAGTAACCCCAAACTTCACCCAGGGTTCGATGAACAGTACAACGACAACGACTCAAGAGATCGTCGAGGAAATAACGACGACCACTTATGGGTCTGCATTAAACAAATGGAGTGGGGAAAATATAACCCATACCTCAGCCTCATCAGGAGGTTTAGTAGATACAGATTCAGTATTTACCCTACATACAGCTGGAGACCCTTTCACTTTAGAAATAACAGAAAGAGCAGCCAGTCAAGTCTTGTCAGTCGAAGTAATAGACAGAGAAATCGACGTTTCTTCTACTACGGTCTCCTTATCAGTCTTCTCTCAATAGCACCAGCTCGTGCTGAAGAAGGTGATAAAAATGTTAGTAATCCAGTAGCTGCTGCAACGGGAAATGTAACCAACCAAGCGGTGCAATTCCAGAACAATGGAGCACCGTCAAGACAGCACTATGGACCTAACATTTCTTGTAATGGTAGTACTATGACATTCTCCCCATTCTATATGGGGAATCAAACGACTCCATTTGATGAGACTATGACTCAGCAAACTTATACAGTAGCTGAGAATTGGGGATTCCAAGTTAACTTCATGGTTCCCCTGGATAAAAGAGGATTAGAAAGATGTCGCAGTATGGCGGCAAGACAAGAAGAAAAGATGAGACTTGACTATGAATTAGTTAGAGTCTTAAAATGTGCAGAATTACAACAAAAAGGGTTTATGCTTGTGCCTAAATCCCATGTTTATAATTTATGTAGTGATGTTGTACCAATAGCATCATATAAAAAGGCAGAAGAAAAAGCAAAAGCTGATCTTCTACCACCACAACCACCTAAGAAATGGTGGCAAAAAATTAACCCCCTAAATAAATGATCGTACTTATCAAGCCCATCCTAATGGCATTCCTCAGTTCATCTGCAGTTAAAGAACTAGTTATACAACTACTTGAAGCTTATGCAGAATCAACCGATAATACCGTTGATGATAAGGCAGTAGAATTAATTAAAAAGAATTTATTCCCAGGAAGCTAAATGAAGAAAGCCACAGAAGACCAGTTCAACGAATTACATAGCCTTGTCACAGAAGAATTCCTTAAACGGGTCAAAGGTGGCACAGCTTCTACTCAAGATTTAAAAGCCGCATGTGAGTGGCTTAAAACTAATGATATTAGTGGGATCGCTTACGATGGAAACCCATTAGATAAGTTAGCTAATATCTTACCAAAAGTAGACCCTGACCTAGTAAATAAGAGGATGTATGGCAAAATCGTCAACTGAGACATACAGAACAAATGCTAAGTCCCGTGCTAAGCATGTCAAAGATAATAGCCCTGGCGGTAAATATGCTCATTCTAATGAATATAAAAAGAAGCATTACCGTCAACGTAAAAAATTAGGCTTAAAAGTCGGTGATAAACGTGATGCATCCAAGCAATCTGATGGATCATACAAAGCCGAAAGTCTTAAAATCAATAGAGGTCGTAAATAATTTATGACCCCATTGCTACCAACCCCTAACCATTATTTATACAACCTAATAACCATGACAAGTCCTGACGCTAAGAAGCTCTGGAGAAGAGCTGTTAAAGAGCACTTCAATTGTACATGTGTTTATTGTGGAAACAATTATGAATTACATCAACTTACAATCGATCATGTTAAACCTAAATCTAAAGGTGGAGAAGATATTGCAACGAATGTTGTACCAGCCTGTAGAAGATGTAATCAGGAGAAGGGGAGTAGTAATTGGCTCGGATGGATGCGAGCTACTTTTGGAACAATACCCGATAGGGAACAAATGATCCTTACACATATTAGTTAATTATGTCTTACATAGGAGGACCATTACCAGGTCAAGAGAAAGAAGAAGAATCAGAAAATAGAGATTTAATACAAAGTTATAAAGATAGAACCATTGGTAAGGAAACCATTGATAGGACTATTAGTGTCGTTCAAAAACTTCAAAAAGATAGTCCTGAATGGTTAAAAGAAGGAGCTAGTATTACAGGTCATGTTTTAAGAGACACATATATGGATGCTAGGACTTTAGAAGGTAAAGAATGGTTAAATCCTGCTGATGTAGTTACAGCTGGAGCTGTTAGAGCTGTAGAAGGTATAGGCTGGCTAGGACAAAAAGCTATAGCTGAACCTGTAGAAGCAATTGCTCATAAAGGTTTAGGTATAGATCCTAGAGGTGCTAAATTTCTAGGTATTGCTACTGAAATAGCAGTTACTGCTGGTGGTGCTCCTAAAGCTGCTAAATATGTTAAGTCTGGTGCAGCTGTTGGAGACCTAACTGAATTTGCATTTAAAACTGCTGATCCTGAATCTATTGCAGGTATGGTATATAGAACAGGTGGTGGTGTAGCTCCAGTTCCTAAAAAATTAACTAAACTACCACCTTCTGTTGCAGACGTACAAATTGCTAGGAAATTTAAAGGTGATACTGCATTTGTTTCAGAAATATCAGCTAAAACATCAAGAATGAAAGATTTAATAAATCAAACAGCTGATAGAAGAGGTTGGACAGATTTAAGTAAATATAAAGGAGGAGATAATTATATCACTACTCCTAAAGGTGAGAAATTTAGATACATGTGGAAAGATGGTCGTTACAGTTGGCGTAGTATGACTTCTGAAGGTAAAAGAGCTTTAAAACGATTAACTGGTGAAGGTGCTGACCTTAAGAGTATAGAACCTTTATTTAGAAAACATTTTAATCGAACTCAAGCTAAAGAAGCAGCAGCACTTTATATTGATACTCAGAGAGTTGTTAATAGTAAAATAAGAAGTGCAATAACAAAATATAATAAAACTGTTCCTAAAGCAGAGCATTTATCTTTAGAACATATTTTTGATGTAAAATTCTACGATAATATTAAAAAAGATGTTCCAGCATTTTCAGGAAGAGGTGCTAATGAATTAGGAAATATAACAGCTTTAAATAAAGTAGAAAACATGAGAACTGGGTCTTTGAATAGAAAAGTAGATACCTGGGATGCTTTTCTTGATACTATAAGAAAAGATAAAGGTTTTCCTGATTATGATAAAGTAATATCTCAATTTATATATGAAGATGTAGGTAATGTAGTTGCTAACTTTACTCAAAAAGATTGGGATGAATTTATCGGGCAATTCCTTACAAGACAAGGAGATACTGCTCAAGAAATTATTATTGAAATGGCTCGCAAACGTAACTAACTAACTAACCATGGCAAACAAAGACAAATTAAAAGCTATTCTAAAGAAAAAGAAAGCTGGTAAAAAGTTAACTAACA